GTGGATTGATCCATATTCTAATAATAATATTGATGTTGAAATGATTTCATATGTTGTTCCGCTTTTTAAGGATGGAGTTGAAATTGGAATTGTTGGTTTATTAGTTAGATCATTATAACTACCGCTTGTCGCAACTGTTGCTAAATCATCACTATTTGCTTTTTCATCTAATGCACTTTCTAATTCATTATTGTCGTATGGATCACCTGCAATATTTGCGAAACTTACTGTTCTTTGTGTATTGATTTCCAAGTTCCAATTAGTTCCATCAAATCTATAATAATCATTTACTGCTACTATGCTTGTTTCTACTACTTGACTTGCAGTTCCTGTGTAAGTTGTTCCAGTTGGTTTATAGTTTGTTGTTCCTACTTGACTTACAATAAAGTAATCGCCAGTGTGGTATGTATAAGGTAAAGTTGTTGGAGTTGTTGTTGATAATCCTGTTGTTGCATTCCAACCACTTAAATATCTACCAATAGCACGTAAGTTATTTACTTGGTCTTGTAATTCTTTACCCATCTTTGCTGATAATGGTTTATCAGTATCTGTGCTTGTGGTGTTATTTACAATATCAGTTTTATCTACAACGTTTTCTAATCCTAAACTTTGCTTTGTTGGATATGCCGGTAAATCTACTTCTTTATTGGTTATAGTTTGTTCTGTTCCAGCAATTTTAATCTTATCAATTTTTCCACCATAAATATCAACATAAGTTTTTACTCCACCACTACAAACATAGTTTTCACTATTTGCTGTTGGTGTTGTATCCATTGATTTATTTACTACATTACCTAAACCAACTTGTAATTTACTTACATTATGTGGATTACCTGTATCTTCTAAATGGTCGTTCAAACTTTCATCTATTTCATCAATATCATCTTCAACGTCATCTATTCTACCTTCCATAGCATTTAGCAATAGCTTTAATTCATTCCATTGTGCTAAACTTATATTTTCATCTGGTAAAAATGAGTTAGTTCCCGCTACCATAAATGCTGTTGATCCAAGAGCTGTAATAGTGCTTGTTGTGTTTGCCCAAATACTAATACCTACCGCACCTGTTAAAGCAAGTATATTGCTTGGTACTGTGATAACAAAGAAACGATATGAAGTGTAATACTTGAAGAATAATAAATCTTGTTTTTCATCATAAGGTAATTGTGAAGTTTGTGTTGTGGTAGTTCTAATAACTTGTGTGTTAGTTCCATCTGGTAAATGATATTGTATATCTAAACTTGTTATATCAATGTTATCTTCACAATATACATATATCTTATTCCAATTAGTACTTCCTACCCGAAATGCTTCTTTATTTAATTGTTCTTTAAGATCACCATTTCTTTTATAATATAAATACATTTAATTTCCCCCTTCCTTTTTAAATCCTATCTTTTCTACTATCTCGCCTAAACCTTCAATGTTGTTTTCAAAGCACCATTGAGGAAAAGGATTTATAATTATTGCTACACTTTCACAAATAATTATAATTATCAATGCTTCTTTTAATATTCCTATGTTATTATCTAATGTAATTATAACTAATAAGCAAAGAGTTAAAGGAAGTATAAGTTTTATTAAACCATTTAATATTTGTTTGAATAAACTATACTTTGCTTTCATACTTTCTAAATAATATTTAATCAGTACTTCAACACTTCCAATTAGTATAGCAAATACTACAATTCCTAATAACCCAACTTGTATAGTTGTGGTAGGTTGAAACAAACCATACCTAACTACTAAATAACCAATAGGTATTATAATTGAGAAGCAAAGAAACAAAACTAATTTTAATTTATTCATCTTTTGCTTCCTCTTTTCTATCATCTTCTGTGATTTCATCATAAGGACTATGCTTATATAGTCCATTATCACAACCACGCTTAAACTTAATAATAAGTTCTATCTTTCTTTTTAATTTATTTACTTTTTCTACTACTACATAGTTAAAGTTTGTATAAAGTTGCAATACTCCGCAAAAAGTCCATATACATATTTGAATAGTGTGTAAGATTATTGATCCAGCATTCCAATCATTCCACAATGCTGTAAAGTAAGCACCTGCTATGGCGGTTAATACTTGTGCGGTACTATTCTTTCCAAACATTTTACTTCTTTGGTCTTTGTCTGTTTTTTCTCTTCTTGTATCAGTAATAATTCCTGTTGAATATTCACTAAACAAATTAAGATTATATATTTTAACTTTTACGCATTTATTTACAACTCTTAATTGTTTTTTGTCTAACTTCTTTAATGTTTCATCAGTTGCTATAAAGTCCCCATTCTCATCAAAGAACATATTATATTTTAATCTAACTCCCATTAAAGTTGCTCGTCTATAAGTTCTTTTCTTTTCTATTTCTTCATATTGGTAAAAGTTATCAACTTTCTCTATGTGGTCATTTGCTAAATTACAAGCATTGTTATATTTCTCAAAGTTCTCTTTCCATATATAAGAATTATAACCTTTGCTAAATCCATTTTCGCCAATTCCTTGTTTAATCATTAAACCTACAATTACTCCTATACCAGCTTGTGCTATAACTTGTGATGGTGTTAATCCTGTCTTTTCAATTTTTAACATTCCATAAAAGATATAAACAAGTCCAGTTAGTATAACGATAAAGTTAATAATATTGCCTTTTATGAAGTCATATATTTTTCTTTCTTTATCTTCCATAATAATTTACTAAAATATTTCTTTATATTCTTCTTGTACTTTTTCTTTTGCGATTGTTGCTTTTTCTTCTGCTTCTTTAAGTTCAGTTGCTACTTCACAAACTGCTTCTTTAACTTCTTCGCATTTTGTTTGCTTTCCTAAATATTCAATTAAAGCAACTTTTCCTTTGGCGGTGTTATCTTGTGCTAATACTAATACTTTCATTAAAGTTTCAGTTGCATTTTCTAAATCATCAAGTTTAGTTGTTAAACCTGCTAATTTATCAGTTGATAATTTTTCAAATGCTTTTTGTAAGTATTCGCTAACTTTTCCTTCAAATGTTTCCACAATATCATCATTGTCTTTACATACATATTTCTTTGCTTTAACTAATACTGCTAAACCAAAGGTTAATACTCCACTGCTAACTAACCAACTAACAATATTTGCTATTGTATTTACATTCAGGATCTCACCTAATTTGCTTACCTCTTCATTTTCTTTTGCTTCTGTTTCTACTTGTTCCACAACTTGTTCTTCGCCTTCTGCATAAACTTTAACAGTTGGTGCTTTTGCGAAGAATGGTAGAAGTAATAAAGGTAAAACTAACAATTTTAATCTTTTCATTTTCTAACCCTCCTTTGTTAATACTTGTAATACTTCGTGGTGTTCTTTTAGTTTAATATTGACTTGTTCTTTGAAGTCCGCCAACTCTTTTTTTAACTCATCAATATCTAACTCAATAATATTTACTAATTCGCTACGAGAAACGCCAACAAACTTGTTGCCGTCGTATCTCAATAGATCATTTTTCTTAAAATCATTATCTTGTACTTCAATAACTACTTTCATAATTAAATCCTCCTATTAATTGTTCCATCTAATTTATACACATTCTTATTTCTTTGTCTTAATAAGTTTAAGTATATTGTGTGTATATAATCTGTCTTTGTGGTCTTAAATGCAAGTAATACATTATTCACATTATCTACAATATAAATAAAGCTATTTACTTGTATTGCATTTTCATTGCTAACGATTATTTTAGCACCCTTCTTACTTGTTGTTTCTTGTGTTGTTATGTTTGCTTGTATTTCAGTTGCATTATCTGGTAATACTTCACTACCATACTTAAAACCACTACTACTATTATACACTTTTAATTGTGGTAATTCTATTGTTCTAATTGCTTCTATACTTTGTAAAAAGTATTTAGTAAAATATATATCTCTTGTATCACTGCAAAACTCAAATTGATTGCTAATAAATGGTATTTCTCTATTGTCTTTATGGAAACTATAATCAGTTTCATAATATGTTGGCAAGTTTCCTAATTCAGTTGATTTTACAACTGGTTTATTAAATACATTTATTGTTGCATTTTCTAAATTGTTTTGAGCTGTATAAACACTTGTGTTTGTATCTTCTGTTAAGTATATATCAGTTGCAAACTTCCAAAACATACTTTGTGTTTCATAAGTATCACCTGTATATTTATAATACTCATAAGGCACTCCACCATAGGCGTCAATATCATCTACTGTTAATTCTGGATTATCATATCTTGACGCATTTTCATAATCTAATGCACTTGTCTTAAAATGCTTTTCTACATAAGAGTTATCGTTAAACCCAAAGCTAAAAACAATACTATTACCTACTAATCTACTTAATAAGTTAATAGAATAATAATTTGTTCCACTTGGATATTCAGTTAAGTTGCTTGTTGTTTGTATTAGTGCGTATTTTAGTGGTTTTATATTAGTTCTTGTATAACTTAAATCTAATTGCTTAACTAAATATAAAGCAGGTTGTTGATTTAAGTTTAAGTTAGTGAATAAATCAATATGTTCATTATAACTAAACTCACAATAATACTTTACTAATTCTTGTCTTATAAATGCTTCATCTGTTGCATTTTTCCAAGTTCTAATCTTGCTACTAATTCCTGTATAGTAATTTCTTAATATATAGTTTTTAACTGCATAACCGTTTGATTCAATGTGGTCTTTATATATTTGATATTGTGTTTGATAAACTACTTTATCATTATCATATATATCGCCTATATTCATTAACCTACCTGTGTTTTCATATCTTTGATTTATTAGATATTGTTTATTACCTAATCTATTTGCTTTTTGACTTTCAAACTTACCCTGTGAATAACTATCAACCCAACTATTAGTTTGATTATCTGCTATTTCTCTATAATTGTTTTTGACTTCATCTTTTCCTGCACTAAACGCTTGATTAGTACTTGTTTCATATTCTATTTGAAAAAATGTAAGTGGGTAAATAACTCTATTATTGCCGTGAGTAGTGTTTATATTATTTATTGCGTTTATTGCTGTTTGTTCGCTGCCTTGGCCACAACCTTTTCTACCATAATGATAAATAATAGCGAGTGATCTTAACCAACCTAATGTTGTTTGCGATGCATTTCCACTTGCTTTTTTTGTTTCATTTCCAAAACCTTCAATTGTATTGCTACCTCTATTAAAATAAAGCAAGAAGTTTTGATATTGACTATAATAAGTATCAATCTCTCTACTTATTATATCTGTATAGTTATCATTTACTGTTCTATATAATCTATTTTTAGTGATATATTCTTTATACTCATAGATCATTTTATTTTCAACACCACTGCTTTTTAGATTACTCATACTACATAAATCAATTTTTGTATAAATCTCTTTGCAATTAGTTAAATCATCATCTGTAATAACTGGTATGCAAAGCCACAAGTGGTTTATCTTTAATATAGGGAATTGTGTTTTCAATACTCCATTTTGACTTGTTAATGCGTTGCTATCACTTGTTAGAGTTAATAGTTCAGTTGTCGTTGTTGTATTAGTAATACCTTTTATTTGTGTTTGCATTACATTTTGCATATCCATTCTAATATCACTAACATAATCATCACTTGATTGACTTTCTTGTACATAGTTATAATTAGTAATTGCTTGTTTTGTTTCTGTTAAGTCAATATAATCAATTACTCCATTTTTAACAATAGGTATGCAATCATCTATCATCATTAAATCAGTTATAACTTCTTTTAACGTTGGGTTGTTCCATTGCATTTCTGGTGCGATAACATTTTCAAATCTTGTTTGTACTCTACTTGCAAATGTAAATCTATTCGCATAATGAAGTGGAATTGGTGTATCTTTATATATATCAAATAAAGCTGTTATCTCTAAACTATAATCATTAACTTCATCACTACTTACTTCAACATTTAATGTTAATGTTGCTGTTGTACTATCCCAATCATAATCAATAAGTTCAGCGTAGATACGTGTGTGTTCATCATAAATAAGATTTATAATTGGCTCATCTTCTAATTCATAACCCACAAACTCACTACCTGCATTGTATGTATATGTTCTTGTTTCTACTTCTTGCCTTGCTCTAATAGTATCGTTCCAATCATTAAATAATTGTTCTCTATCAGTTTTTGTATCTTCATATCTTCTCTTTTCACAAAACTCATTATTATATTGGTTTAAGTAATACCATACATTTCTATATGCTTCTACTCTAAAAACAACGTCGTAATAATAAGGTGTTGGCTCTGGTAAAACAGTACTTGCATTGCCCATAACAAAGTAATTTCCTGTATATGTTGCTTGTGTGATATTTTCATTAAGATCAGTGTTTGTTATAGTATAGTTTGTAATATTAAAATTATCTATATGGAAGTTTTTAGCTTCTACACTGCTTACTCTTTCACCCCTAACTAAATCTATTGTTTTGTTAATAGGTGCATTATAAGAATAAGCTAATAATACTTTTTGAGTTGGTGTTGCCGTTCCTTCAACTCTTATACTTTTGCTTCTTTTATGTTCATATCTTTGTGTAATAGATAAGTTTGGTAGTATCTTATTTTCCAATAATTTTGTTTGACTAAATAAACTAATCTCATAAGTATATGTGATCTCATCACTAAAACTTTGTTGTTTCATTGTGTAATTATCTACACACATATAAATATCGCTAAATCTAATATCGCCAGTTAAAACTACTTCATCAAATGGCTCTATATCTATTTTACTTGTTAAATGTGATAATCTAACAACTGCACTATCTAACGTTTCATTAAGAGTTTGTGTATATGTAAATCCATCATCAATAGGATAAGAATTACCATTGTTTTTATTTTCGATATATAATCGCATAATTACCTACCTCCATTGATTGTTCCATTAAGTCCGCTTTTTTCTCTTAACAAGTTTATATCATAGTTTTGTCTTGCTAACATTAAGTTATTAGTTTTTTCTTGTAATCCATAATTAGTCGCCATACTTGCTACTGCAATACTTGCACCAATAATAGCACCTATTGGGTTTCCACCAGATATAGTAAATCCACTCACCGCACTTGTTGCAATAGATTTCAACATATTCAACGCACTTAATGAATTGTTGATAGAACTTTGTTTTGTATAATCGCCTGTAAAATTACCAATATTTCCAAGTGTGTAATTTACCATTGTTTTTGCTTCACCTTCAATAAAATTAAAGAAGTGATGAGTTGCATATTTTCCTAACGCACTACTATTGTCTTTTGCTTCATTTCCTTTATCATCAGTAAGTTTAATTCCATCTAATCCACCGCTTTTTCTACTATCGCTAATTGTTATATAAATCTTTCCATCAGCCATAATATCACCTACTTCATAAATCCAAGTTGTAATCCACTAATTTGGTTTGTTGCTGTTATAATGTTAGCACTTACCAATTTCATATTTTGATAAGTAATTGTTGCTGTATTATCTTTCTTAAACTCAAAATTAAATGTTGTGTTTCCACTTGTTAATCCATTCATAATGTTGTAAATGGTTGTGATAAAGTTTTTGTTAATAAATGGTATAGTCATTGATAATGATAATGTCGCTGTGTTTTTAACTGTTGTTGCTAATGCTTCATTATTTACTTGTTGAGTATTTCCACTCATAGCATAGTTTAATTGTATATTTAATGGTTGTATTGCTTCTTTTGTGCCTCCATTAACGCCAACTTTAACTTCCCTAATATCAAATATACCTTCCATTAAAAATAACGTTCCTGTGAGATATAACACGCTTCTATAACCACTTGCTATATCACCAAAATTAGATAAAACCACAGGACTATTGTATTGTTGCTTTACATAAGTTCCATCAAATGTGTTTGCATTCCAATTAAGGTTAGTTGCAAATATATTTAATATCTCTTTTGTATAATCTATTCTATTTTCTTCACTTACAACTAAAATCTGTATTGGAGTAGTTTTAGCGTTATATTCAAAAGATGATGATAACTCTTTTATCACCACGTAAATTGTGTTTGATGTATAATCTTTCTTTTTAGTAAATGCTTGTTCATCACTAACTTCTACTTTAAGTCCATCATACTTTATATCGCTTCTAATAATTAGTGTTAATTGTTCTTTAACATAGTTTCTATAATTCCAACTCATTTATAACCACCGCCCCTATCTCATTTCCATAAACACTTACTGCGTCGTTTAATGCTCTATTTACCCAATGCATAGATTTATTGCCTCTACCAAAAGCTCCTAAATCATTTACCCACATTGCATAATTAGTTATTCCATTATAACTCTTGCCAGTATGCTTAATTGTATTTTCTTTCTTCCATAATGCTAAATCATAAAATGGTGCTTTTATACTTATTGTTATTTCATTTTCGCTAACACTTTCTAATTCAATACCACTTCGCATATTACCAGACAATACTGGTGAAGTGATCTTTAATGTTTGTTCTACAATACTTGCTAATTTTTCTAAATCAATATCCATATTATCGCCTTATAGCAATATAATAAGTTGCTTCCATCTTATCACTAAACTCTGTTGATTTTGTGTGTGTAATCGCTTGTATGTTCTCTACAAACCATACTTTACCCAAATAAAGTAATACACTACCAACTTCTAAATCACTAACGTCGTCGCTTGTTTCTATCGTAGTTGTGTTTTTATCAAACATAAAAGTATTATTTACTTGTTGTTTAGAAAATGTTGAAGCTGTAATATCTCTTGCATAAAATATTCCTTTTGGTGTTGTTTGCAATACCCATATCGCCATATCGCCAACACTCACATTTTCATCTCTATTGTAATAAAGCACTTTTTTATAATTTACTCTTCTGCTATGGTAAATATCTACCGCCATTATACTACACCCCACCAACTTAAATTATACTTGCCTCTTATATTTCTATTCCACAAACCACACAAGATTAGTTCTTGCTTTGTGTTTGGTGCAAGTGATATTTTCTTAATTGTGTTAATATCAGCAACAACTCCTTTTTCTTGGTCATAACCACTATCAACACTTATATCACCATTTCTAAAAATATAAATTGCTTGTTCTAATAATGCTCTTTTATAATGTTCTTTTTGGTAGTCAGTAAAACACTTAAACTCACATTTTATATTCTTTTGAAAATTAGCGTCTAAAAATGTTTCCATTCTTGCTTCAATTCTAAATATAAATGCTTGTGCTTTTTCAGTATTGCCTAATTCTTCAATTAAATCAATACCAAAATAATTCTTAAAATCATCTAATGTTATGTATTGTGTTTGTATCATAACTAATACCTCCTACTTATTTAATTGTTCCATCACTAATTTTACGTATGCTTCTTTTGTTTGTTTGATAATAGTTTTAATGCTTAATCTATCATCTTCTTCAAGTGTCTTTTCTAACAACTTGAACGCATACAATAATGCTTCTAATTGTTCTTTTGTAAAGTTTTCCATTTTATCAGTTCCACCTTTCTTATAAATAATTATATAATAAATTATTTATTTACACAAATAAAAAGGAAGTAATTTTACTTACTCCCTAATTATAGTTAATGATTAACTATGCTTTTTTAACTAAATCTAATTGTGCAGAGATTGCAACAACTTTGTTAGCACCATCAATTAGTGCGAAGTATGCTTTTGTATTAGTTGCGTCAATGATTTCTTCATCTAAATTAACTGCTTTGATATTAGTTCCATCAACTGTAATAGTTGCACCTAATGTAAATGCACTTTGTGCGACTACAACACTACCTAAAATACCTGCTGGTGTTGTGTATGCTTCTTTAACTACATAACCGTTTTGAGTAGTACCTTCAACCATAGCAATATCTAATTTACTTGTTTTAGTAGTTGCTGTGGTATCACTTAATGAACAATAGCAACCAACAACTTTGTTCTTTGGAATAAAGCAATCGTGGTATAAATGTACATTGACTTTGTATCCATCGAAATCATCTTGTGTTTCTGGTGTCCATACTTTTGTCTTTTCTAATTTAACAACAGGGATAATTGCTTTCTTGCTACATACGATATAGTTGATAATCTTTGACCCAGTTGCTGGGGCATATCCATTATCACCAACAACGATTTTATCATAAAATCTGTCGCTTGGTACAACTACAATAGGTCTTCCTTCATAAGCAGGTAATTTGAATGTAATACCTTTTTCGCTTACGAAGTCAGCTTGTACGATATAATGTGATAATTCAGTAGTGCCTTTAATTAAAGTCATAACTTTTGGACTTACGAAGATGATTTGTTCTTCTTCTGGTACTTCGTGTTCAGTTAGCCATTCAAAAGCTGTGTTAAACTTTCCAATAATAGCATTGCCTAAACTTGCTACTGTTTCATTTACTAAATTGCCTAATGTACCGTTGCAGTATCCGACCATTTTGCTAAATCTTGTTGCGTCAATTTCTGGAACAAGTTTAGTTCTTACGAATTCTTTTAATAAGTTAGCGATAATAGCACCAGCACTTTCTTCATCATCTAAATAATCAACGACAAATTGTTTGCCTCTGTTGTATTGTAATTGGAAAACTTCCCAATCAGTTGCAACGTTGCCTCTTCTATATCCATCTCTATAACCAGTTCCGTTGTTTTGATTATCGTGTGCGTATGCACCACTACCAGAAACTCCAACGCGGTTGACTCTGTAATAATCACTTAAACCGTCCATTGCGATATTTAAGATTTTTACATAACCTGTTTCTTTGAAGTTTAGATCAATAAACTTTTGTCCATTTTCTAATAATGCTGTTTTGCTTTCTTGTGCAAATACTGTATCTACGATTTCTGGTAAATACTTTTCTACTAATTTAATATTGTTAGCCATATTCTTTCTTTCCTCCTAAACATTAAATCATTTTCATACCGAATAAATCTTCTGCTTCGTCTCTTTCATCTTTGCCTTCTAATAAGGCGAATGCTTGTTGCAATTCTTCTTCTGCAACTTTTCCTTCCTCTTTTAACTTGATAAGTTCTTGCTTAATTTCTTCATCTTGTAAGCCCTTTTCTTTTAGTCCCTTAACAAGTTCAACAACGTCAATTTTTTCAACTGGTGTTGTTGTTTCTTCTGGGGCAGGAGTAATCTTTTCAAAATCTTCCATCTTGTGTGTTTCCTCCTATAAGATTTTGGACAAACCAAATAACTTTGCGACTTTGTCTTTATCGCTTTCTTCTACTATGTCGCCTCTGTCTTTGCTTACATAACTAATAGTTGTTTTTGGTGTGTCGTCTTTTTCCACAACATTTAACCATTCTGGGTGAGTTGTGAGTTCTTTTTCAAGTGCGTCCTCGCTAAAATCTAACTCTTTACCCTTAAAGTATGCTTGTATATCTGCTTTTCTTTCTGGGTTTATGTTTTTTCTAACAAACGCCAATTCTTCGGCAATAGTTTTGTTATCAGCTTTTGCCTTCTCATATCTTTCTAACATTACGTCATAAGATAATGCTTTGCCTATTAGATCATCAAGTCCTGTCTTATCTTCTACACCATAGCGAGAATATAAACTTTTTCTATCACGTTCTAATCTTTCACGTACTATCTCATTTACTTTCTCTTGGGTATAAGTAGTTGCTTGTTCTTGTTGCTCTACTATGCAATTTGTCCCTTCACATTTTTCAGTTGTGTTGCCTTCTTCTGTTTGTGCGGTAGTGGTATCCGCTTGGGAAGTTTCTACACTTTCCATACCCACATTCTTTTCTTCTTCATTCATTGTTGTCTTACCCTCCAACTTGGTATCTTTATTATATAAAATATTTTTATAAAAATCAAATTATTATAAATAATTTTTATATTATAACAAAAAAGTTGAGATAATCCCAACTCTTTTATAATGATTTAAGATAATCACTCCACTTATTGATTAGTTGATTATCTTTTGCAATAGCTCTTTTAATTAGCACAGATTTATAAGTTTGATATAGTTTTTGGTGTTCTAAACGCCTTTCCATATACTTTTCTATCACAAGTTCGGCGTTTCTTTTCTCACCTATAATCTTTCTATCTTTGTTTGATTTAAGTGTTTGCAAATATGCTCTATCACCAACTGATCTATTAGTTTTATATGCTTTTGATAAGTTTTTTATACTTTCTTTGCCTAAAACCCTATCAGTTGGTATTGCTTGAAAATAATGTCTGCAATTAGGGCGAGTTATAAACCAAACAGGTTTTTCCATTACCTTTTGCATAGTCATTGTGTTATGTTGTGTGATATATCTATTTATTAGTGCTTTTTCGTTCTTATCCACAATATAATCTTTCCAACTCTCATCAATATAGATTTTTTGTTGGTATGGTAAGTGATCTATCGCACAATCAGTGTGTGATGATGATAAATAAAATACTTTTGGTGTTTTTGCTAACCTATTTAATTTTATATCATCATCAATAGCATTTTTCTTATCATACTCAACTCTATTGTTTAATTCTTTATTTAATCTACTTGTTAGTTCTTTGCTTACCGAAAATCTATCAAATAATGCAAATACTAACAAAGACATAGCACTCGCACTATCTTTAATTTCCAAATTAGGATATTTCAATTTAGCGGTATCAACTAAATCATTTTTGTTTGGTAGTGCGGTTTTAATTTTCTTTAATACCTTTTGTGCTTGATTAAAAATGTTTGGATCAACAAACTTTTTCTCTTTTGCGTGGTTAATCGTGAGTGAATAAATATCTTGGCTTATTTGTCTTGCGGGCTTGTTTTTGATAAGTCCATCATACATAGCACATAAGATATTATTTTTCAATTCCAAAGCTTGTTTCTTGTTCTTGTTCTTCTGTTCCGTTATCGTTAATAGTTGTTGGTACATTTAAGTTTTCAAACTCCTCACTGCTTATGTTATCAGCATTTATTCTTTCTTTTATCCACTCAACTTCTTTTAACTTCTCTTCATCAGTTAGTGTATCGCCATAAACTTTATCAACAAAAAGTTCTGGTGTAATTGCCCCTTCACTTAACATAGGCCTTAAAGTACCTATAATGTTTTCTTGTGTAGGACTTGCAAACTCATTGAATTGTACTGCGACGTCATAGTTTTTACCAATACTGATAAAATTGTTTTGCATATACTCTTGTATTTCAATTAACATAATGACTAAGTCTCTTAATATAATTTGTTGTCTATCAATTATATTATTTCTCGTCATAATGGTAATCTTTTCTTTTTCTCTTTGTGCTTCTGCATTATCCTTTTTAGCAATTTCAATACCCATAGTTGCTGGACTTAATATACCTGTAAGTATGTAATCTAAATCAGCTCTAATCTTATTTGTGTATTGTTCAAAGTTTAATTGAGGTTGAGTTGTCTTTATCTCACCACTTAATTCACCATCGCCGTTTGGGAAACTATCACTTGCGATATATTGTCTGTTGTAAATGTGTGGTAATTTTACTCCACCATTTCTACCTCTTTCAATAACGTCCGCTGGGTAATATTCAATTGGTGTGCTAACTCTACTTGTTTGACTTGCTTGTGATAAATCTTGGTCTAAATCATCAAATAGATCAATTTTGTTAGCAATAATACTTCTACCATAACATTTGTTGTACATATCAAAGAAAAACACACTTGGTACTCCTAAAATCTTGTTGTACCCCTTTATGACTAAATCTTTTAAGTCAGTTGTTGCTGGTATAGTTGTTAAATCAACTTCACTAACTTCGTTGTTCTTCTCTAATTTATATAAATTATATTCAATATAGCTATCGCCATCTTTAACCCTACGTGTTTCTATCAACACATAATCTTTACCTTTATACTTGTAATAATCTTTGTAAATAATACCAATTATTACACCGTGCTTGCTAACAAACTCAACGTCATCAGCATTGTACCACTCTATTAAAGGACAATCCTTTTTTACTTGTGGATCAATAACAATCTTAAACGCACCCCAACCAAGGGCAAGTGTTAAAGGCATTTGTTGTTGATTGATGATATTAACAAGTTTAGTATCTTCTATCAACTTATCAATATTTACGTTTGCGTTTTTACAAGTGATTTTTGGTGTTCCAATTACATTAACGAGTGTGCTAACAATTGCGTTTGGTATTCCACTATGTATTCTTTTAATACCACATTCTCCCGCAGATAAACCCCAAAAATATTGTTCTTTGTTTCTATTGTAAATTGGATTATCCATATTTCCATAACTATCCATTGCGGTATAGAAGTTTAATAATTCATCACTATCACCATAATACCATATTTTACATTCTTGTACTCTTCTTTTAATTGTTGCGTCTGTGTCGCTTAAATAAACTAATCTATCACTGTTTGGATTTTCTTGTAAATGTTCTAATTTCAAAAACTTTAATATTCTATTTCTTATTACTTCCTTTAAGGTCATTTCAATATAACCTCCTTTGCTTATATATTATTTTACAATAAAATATAAAAAAACACAAGATTATTACTTGTGTTCTTTTTGTGCCTTTTCTAACAAATCAGTTGCTTGTAAAAATGTTATTTCAGTTCTTAATGTTAATAACTCAATAATCATATTATCAACGCTTCTAATATTGCTATCAAATAATAGTTGTTTCTTTTTCTCTTTTAGCTCCTTAATTCTTTCATCTATAAGTTTAACAACTCTTTCCATTCTTCACTCACCTCCCTTATGTATTTTCTAATAGTTAATAGCGTACTATGTTTATATGCTTCTTCGCTTTTACTATCAGCTTCTAATTCTAACACGTGATGATATATTCTTACCACTTTATCCAAATCGTGTCTTATATCATCTTTGCTAAAATAATACTTATTGCTTTTTATCACTTTGACCTGTGATCTAAAATCTTTGTTTAATCTGTCTAAAATCTTTTCATCCATAATAATAAATTGTGGCGGGTTGTACCTCTTTAATTTACCCCATTAGTGCTATGTCTTTTGTGTGTTAATATTTTTTAGAAAGGAAAATTATTTATGAATTGGAGTAAAACCACAATACCTCCTTTATTCTATTCTAATTAACTTATGATAATAATATTTTTCAATGTGGCCATTAGTTAGTAAGTAGTCAAGTATGATTCCTACATTTTCATCATAATCTTGCTCACTTGCAAACTCAAATATTTTATCATCTTCCCACGTCTTATTGTCTGCACTTTTTTGAAGTAATATTTTCATAATCTTTCTCACCTCTTGTCTATTATTATAATGACTATTTTTTGCGTTTCAAGTGATTTTTTAATTTTTTTTAATTATTTTTAATTATTTTTAATATATGGATAGTTAGTGATAGTTTTAGCGATTTTTTAAGCCGTTTATAAAAAATTGAAAATTAAAATTATTATATATTATATATATTATAGAATATAATATAATATATAAAATATAATTTATAAAAAAAGTAAAGCCATTATAAAATATCAAAAACTATCATAACTATCATTTTAACATTTTTTGAAATGATTTGAAAAAACTATCATAACTATCATAAACTATCACCTAACTTGTATAAAAAAAGGTAGGATATTTTAACATATTCTACCTTAATGTTCTTTGAATTGTTTGTATCTTTTTAACCTATTTATTATAGGTGCAACGCCATATTCCATAGCTGTAATTGCGTGGTCGTCAATATCTTCTCTTACTTCACCTTTTTCGCCGTGCCTACTGTTTTTGATTTCTCTTATCAAGTTAGCACTATTACTGCAAGTTAGAAACTCACCATACGCCATAAGTAATCTTTGAAAATCAACTCTACTTTGTATTGTCTTTTTTGTGCTTGGCTCAAACTTGATATTCATAAGTCCTTGCCTTCTTGCTTCAAGTTCAAGTCCCTGTCTAAATCCAATATCGGCACTATCTACATAACACATTAAAATACCTTTCATCAACTCTGTGTGCATTTGGTATTTGCCCTTCCACTTGATAATTGTTGATATAATATCATTCATTAACTCTGGCTCGGTTTTCTTAACAAGCGTGTTCTCGTTGCTATGGAAAAACTCATCAATACAAACTAACTTCTCAAAGTCGCTTGTTATACCAACTAATTGCAAAGTTGTTGCACTTCTTAATCTTATGTCTTTTCCTTTTCTTATATGCCCTTCGCCATCGCTTAAACCTGTATCAACGCCAAGAGCAAAAGAATTATAGTGAAAAGAGTTTGCTTGTTGTGGTGTTATGATTAAACTATCGTTAAACTCTGGATAAGTGCTTTCACTTGCATTGCCCCACATACCTAAACCTTCAACTTTAAATATTTCTGGTGCTTTGCTTCTCATTTCAGCCATTGCTATATCATACTCATTACTTCTAAACTCATTTACTTTATAAGTTGATATATGCATTGCTAAACCCTTTCCATAGTCAATGACTAAATTAGGATCACAATAATATTGATAACCTTTATTTAAAAGTTCATTTATATCATCTTCTAATCTGTCCTTAAAGAAGTGTTCGTATAACCAATGATTTTTATTCCACGCATTAAAGCAAAAAGTGATTTGTATAAACAAGTCATCTGGAAAAAACTTGCTACCACGAAAACTACCATCAGCAATACGCCAAGCTTCATAATCTTTTAACTCAAACGCTTCTTCTACATATATGTCAGTTAGAAAACCATTTATCACTCTAACAGAAGCAATTTTACTTGGATCATCAAAACCTCTAAACAAAATGACTTGTCCTGTTGGTTTATATGTAATAGTTAGTTCTTGCTTGTTAATGTTGAAGTATGGTAATAGTGTTATACTTGGATCATCTATTACAGGATTAGTTATTACTTTTAGCAAAGTAGAAAATGTACTGTATTTGTGTGTTGCAAAAGTATTACGTATTACCATCACATTTCTTCTCTTATCGCTTAATAACTTGTCTATTATTTCATAACCTATGAAGTTATAACTTTTTTTGGTATTACGTGCGCCTTTTAACAATCTGTATCTACACTTGCAATTACTCCACCAAATGCGTTCATAACCTGTACCCGTACAGTTATATATACTAATATTCGCCATTTTCATCTACCTTTGGTACATTGTTTATGATGGTAATTGTATTTTCACTAATCTCGCCACTTACTTCTTTTTTAAGTTTTTCAATTTCAGCTTCTAACTTTTTAATCTCTGCTTCTCTTTTCTTATCTTCACATAATAACTCAATAAGCATTTGCATTGATTTAGTATCGCCCTTTTCATTTACATTGCTTAAAAGAGGCAAAATCAACGTTGCCTTATTTGTTGGATTTTCTATGCCTAAATCTTTTAATTGATCTACTATTGATTTATCTTTTACTTCGCAATCCGCCCAAGCTTGTACTAATTCAGCAAGTGTTTTTTTGTTCCTTTTTGCTTCTGCACTTGCTAATCCCGCTATTCTTGCACGTTCAATACGTTCCTCTTGTGTTAGAGAAGCGTTATACTTTATAATATCACCTGTCGCCATATATTTATACCTCCTTTGGAGTTTTGCTTCTTAAATCGCCTAAAAATGCGTTGTAGAGTGGTATTTCAATACCACTAATAATTAGTCAATTTAATCAGCCCTGCATTAAGTAGTTAGCAGTTTCTACGAGTAACAAAATAGTACTCATTATTATTATACAATATAAGCAAAATTAAAGTCAAATAAAAAGGGAAGATTTATTTTCTTCCCCACCTCCTATTTTGTCTTTTGCTCTAAATTATCTAAATATTTATCAACATTTCCTTTTGAATAACTATTAAAATAGAAAAAATTATTTAATTCTATATCTTTATATTCCTCTAATTTTTCATAAATATCTGCTAATCTTTCTTTTTGTTTATCAGTCATTTCTGGTACTTTTCTTTTAGACAAAATATCTATTTTATTTTCTAATTGTTCTCTTTTCTTGTTCTTTTCTATTTTTTGTTTAGTTTGATTTTTCCATTCTTCATCTTCAATTTTGTCTTTATTATCTTCTATAAAATATTTTAATTCTGCAAACTCATAATTATCTGTTATACCATATCTTTCGCCTATTTTATCAAGTTCTTTCATTATAGTATTATAATCTTTTCCAGAAACAAGCCATTCTTCACCATTTTTTATGGTATTATTAGAATATTTTTTATCTCCATCAAAATACTCACTCCAAGTTTTACCATCAGTTCTTTTACCTGTTGCGTCTAAATCACTATCTTTAATAGCAAAACCTTTTCCGTCTTTATGTGTTGGACATTGTTGTCCTTCGTGTTTGGATGGATCCCAAGTACATTCTTTATTTTCTACCATATCTTTCTCCTGCTTTCTATTACTAATAAGATTATAATATATTCTACAATATATTACAAACTTTATCTTTTATAAAATTATTTTGCTTAATACTTCTTTTTGGAATATATCACTATTTGCTTTACCTAATTGTGATAAATATTTTTCAACTTCTTTTGTTGATCTTGTTTCTAAAACTTTATTAAACTTTACTTTTAATCTT